TCATTTCCTGGATTGAAGCAGTTCTTCCAGTAGAAGAATTTAAGGTTAACCTGGACGCACAACTGGCAGAACTAGCTGCACCTACAAAGGTGACTTTACAAGTTCCTGAAACATTGACAAGCGAAGAACCTTTGGCATAATTGTTATATTTGTAAAAATAAATTTTATAAAATGGCAAACAAGATCGAAGAAGGGATTCTGGAAAACCTTCAAAAACAACAAGAACAGAAAGCCAAGATTCAAGGGGAACTTGGCGGTTTAGAACTTCAAAAGCACGCTTTACTTCACGCCTTCGCACAAGTTCAAGCTGAACAAGATGCGATCGCAAAAGAACTAGAAGAAAAGCACGGTAAGATTCAGATCGATTTAAAGACTGGCGAATTTACGCCTATCGAAGACGAAGATGCCAGCAATATTGAAGTGGTAGATGCTGAAGAAGTAAAATAACACGATGGCGGTAATAAACGCTACAAGCTTTCTATTAGCTAAAGACGAAACGGTACTGGGGCATTCCTCTAGTACCGTTGTTTCTTTAAACCAAAACCTACCTGAATCTACTACAAAGGATTCCCAGGGGTGGAAGGAATTTATCAGTGGGCTTCGTTCAGGATCAATACGCGCAGAAGGTCTTTGCAGCTATGACGACAGTTTAAGCTTTGAAGACCTGGAAGCAATGCTTATCACCAGGCAGTCAGCCAGGTTCTATTTCCGCCAACCAGGTGACGATAGGATTATAATTAGTGGCTACGGTTTTATTGAAAGCATATCAGAAACTGCTGAATCAGAAACCGTGTCATCTTACGAGGTTGAAATTAAACTAACTGGGGCGTATGTTATCAGTGACGTAACAGAAGGACGGACGTGGGATCAGATATTTCAGAACTGGGAAGATATCGCCCAGGAGTGGCAGAACGTCTAAAATCGTCTATTTTTTTTCTTTGTATATTTGATGAAAATTCAGAAACGAAATAATTTAAAATAAATGGCTACAACTGGAGTATTTAACGGTACAAATTTACTGGTAAAAGTTATCGGTGACGGTGGTACTTTAGCAACTATTGGACACACTACAAGCTGCTCAATGTCGCTTTCACACGACCTTCCTGAAGCTACAACCAAAGATTCAAACGGCTGGACTGAAGTAATTTCAGGAGTTCGTGGTGGTGAAATTAGTTTTGAAGGTTTAGTTGCTTTTGATGATTCTTCTAACGCTGAAGAAATCATTGGGTACGTAACTTCACGAAACAAAGTTGACTGGTCTTTTGGTACTGCTGCTAGTGGTGATACTATCTATGAAGGTGAAGGATACATTTCTTCTATTGAAGTATCAGCTGATATGGAAGCACCAGTATCTTATTCAGGTACGATCACTATCACTGGAGCAATCAGTTCTTCAACTAACGTATAAATCAAATAGGCGCTGGACTGGGGAAATCTAGCGCCTAAATACTTTTATTATGGCAACAAGGAAACGAGGATACTACACCTTAAAGCTAGGCGGTAAGAACCGTACTATGCACTTTTCAATGAACTTTTGGGCGAACTTCACTGACCAGCTAGGTATTAGCCTAGATCAGATCGGAAGCGCCTTTGAAAAGGGAATTACTATTTCTACACTACGTGCTATCATTTATTCAGGACTACTGGCGTATGACCAGGAGGAAGGGAATGAAGTTGATTACAACGAGTTCAAAGTTGGTTCTTGGTTGGAAGACGTAGATGCTTCTATGCTGGAAGATATCGTTGCAGCTATGTTTGAATCCAAGATTCTAGGCAATGACCTGAATATGGGTATCCAGCGTAATGTAAAGCGCACTACAAAGCAGGGAAAGTAAATAGCCAACTTGACTGGGATACGCTGCTTGACTATTATATAGGGCAGGTTGGCATAAAACCAAACGAGTTTTGGAATAACACCTGGAAAGAAAATCAACTACTTGGCGAATCCTATATGATTGGACTGAATATCCAATGGGAACAAACCAGGTATTTAGCCAGTATGCTTATCAATGTCAATGTCGATAAGAAGGCTAAAATGATTACCCCTGACAAATTATTTCCACTTCCCCAGGACGTTTACCTGGAACGAGGCAAACCTAAATCTACCAGGGAACAGTATGAAGCCTTTGTTGCCAAGCTTGAGGCTATGAAAGCCAAGAAAACCGAGGGCTAGAATTTTTGTATTTTTACGCAAAATATAGCCAATGCCTGACAATACTATAAGGGTTCTGCTCAAAGGTGATTCGCAGCAACTGCAAGACGCACTGAAAAGGGCTGAATCTTCACTAAATAAACTATCGCCAAAACTTAAAGATGTAGGTCGTAAACTTACTACTTTCGTTAGTTTGCCACTTGCTGGAGCAGGTGCAGCTGCGATCAAGTTTGCCAGTGATATGGAAGAATCTACCAATAAGGTAGATGTTGCTTTTGGCGAATCTTCAAAGCAGGTTAAGGCATTTGCAAAAAGTACCCTGGAATCATTTGGTATTGCTGAATCTTCTGCCCTGGATATGGCAGCACTATTTGGTGATATGTCAACGGCTATGGGTATAAGCCAACAAGACGCTGCAAGTTTATCAACTGAATTAGTAGGTCTTGCTGGTGATTTATCTTCGTTTAAGAACATAAATATTGACGAAGTAACCACTGCCCTGGCTGGTGTATTTACTGGAGAAACTGAATCGCTTAAACGCCTTGGTGTTGTAATGACAGAAGCAAATCTTCAGCAGTTTGCAATGTCCCAGGGGATTCAGAAAAATATAAAAGACTTTAGCCAGGCGGAAAAAGTACTGTTGCGCTATCAGTTCGTAATGAATGCGACTGCTAACGCACACGGTGATTTCGAAAGAACTGGAGGTGGAGCTGCAAACCAGTCTAGGGTATTTATGCAGGGACTAAAGGAGTTAGGCGCTGAATTAGGTAAGATATTACTTCCTTACTTTACCCAGGCGGTAACGTTTGCAAATAAGCTAATAAAGGAATTTAAAGGATTAGACGATTCAACTAAAAGGCTGATCGTATTTACTGGAGCAGTGGCAGCTGCTGCACCACCACTTTTATATTTAGCTGGAACAGTTATTCCAGCGGTAGTATCAGGATTTAAATTGTTAGGCGTTGCAGTTGGAACTGCTGGCGCACCTATTGCAATTATAACGGCAGGAGTTACTGCACTTACATTAGCGGTTCAGAAGCTACTAGAAGACGTAGCGCCAACGACTACATTCTTTCAGACCCTGGGGAATATCCTGGGCAACTTTGGAAACCCAGCTGGTGTTGCTGCTATTGCCCTGGATCAGATAGGGGACAATGCTAAAAACGTTGCACCAAAGCAGGAAGAACTAGCAGAATCTACGGACACACTTACGACTGCTTTAAACAATTACCTGGACGCTTTAGGTAAAATTGGAACTGGTGATTATGCAATGCCAGGAGCAGCTGCTGAAGACACTTCTTTTGAAGATATGCTGGTTGAAGATGCTAACGCAATGGCTAACGCTATTGATGCAATGCTTTCAACTGATACCAACCTGATTAGTTCATTAGCTACCCAGGAGGCTGCTATTGTAAGTTTTGGAAACACAATGTCCGACACTGCAACCAGGTTTACAGAATCAACCCAGGAGTTAACAGAAGCCACCAATACAATGTCCCTGGATTTTCAATCAATGGCGCAAAGTATTGGTAATGCACTTACTGCGGTAGTTGTCAATGGAGGTTCAGCATTCCAGGCATTAGGTCATTTGATCCTGGGAACACTTGGTGATCTATTGGTTCAGATGGGTAAAGGTGCTATTGCAGCTGCGGAACTAATGAAAAACTTTGCCAACCCAATTACTGGACTAGCAGCTGGACTTGCTGCCCTAGCGATTGGTACAATGCTTAAAGGTATATCGTCAAAAGTTCAAAGCGGTGGATTCGCTGCATTTGCAAACGGTGGTATTGTTTCAACCCCAACCCTGGGATTAGTAGGTGAATATGCAGGTGCTAGACAAAACCCTGAAGTTATTGCGCCACTAGACAAACTAAAATCAATGATTGGTGATCGAGGCGGTAACGTTAACGTAAGCGGTGAATTTAGACTATCAGGGCAAGACCTGGTTGTAGCCCTGGAGCGTGCTGACAATATCAGAAACAGAACTACATAGTATGGCGTACAATGTCAAATATAGACTTGAATTTTCTGACGTAAAGGGAAACGGTAGAAAGGTTGAAATCTTAAAAGATGGATATATAGGTTCAGTGCTTCCAATGATTGGGACGGCTGAACCAGTAGTGATTGACTGGAAGTCTAAAGATGACTTTTATGAATATATCATTGGTTCAACTTGTACCTTAAACCTAATGGTTACCGATACGGTTTCCTATGACGATTTTTATCTATTTGACGAACGAGAATATAAGATTCGTGTAAGCTATAAAGATGACCTGGACGCATATCAAACGTACTGGGAAGGCTTTGTTGTAGTTGACGCATTTAAGGAGGCAATAAATACAACGCCTTACACGATCAGCTTAAAGGCTACTGACGGACTGGGAACACTAAAAGCATTTGATGCGCCTGGTTCTAATACTGGAAGCCAGGGGACAACAGACAGTGCTTTTCATTATTTGCGTTCGATCCTGAATCAAACGTTCCTGGGCTTTGATATCTACATTGCCAACCTGATTAGAAAAGACGGTGGTGCTACTAATGATACAATCTTTCACGATATCCTAATTAACGAGTTTGGCGCTATGAAGCCGAACTTAACCTACCGTAATTCAAAAGAACTACTGGAGGCAATACTGAAAGCTACCAATTCAAAAGTTTACCAGTCAGGTGGTAAGTGGTACGTTGTAAGCAATACCAACTTGCCTACCCAAAACGTAACCTATAAATATTTTAGTTCAGCTGGTACGTTCCTGGGGACTAGCGTGGCTGATATTAGAACTACGCTACCAACCCAAATGAAGCCAATTAAGGCAAACCTAATGGCTGAATATTTATATCCAGTACGAAAGGCTATTTATCAAATTGACCTGGACAGTAAGGCAATAATAAACACGAACCCACACTTTTTATATGACGCTTCAGAATGGTCGATTCAAACACCAAGCACTGGTAAATATGCTGCGGTGGTATCAGACAGTTCTTATGGCGTTAAAGCCCTATCAGCTGGTAAATATTTCCACACTAACGATATTGATTCTGTTGGTGCAGATGTTCAATCAATCGCGATACCGAAAGAATACAACCAAATCAAACAATACAAAGACATAGAAATAGGTTTTAGCTATTATATAGAAAACGCAGACGGTTCTGACGAAACCTATTCATTTGGTGTTAAAGTAGTGGCTGATATTGACGGTTCTTTGCCGTATGAATATTACAACTTCGAAACTGAACAGTGGGAAGAAGTAGCCCAGCAATCAGATGCGCCTCAAAAGAATATCACTACCAGCACAATCAATTCCTGGGGAAATACCAAGTTCACGGTTAAGCCTTACACATTTGACGGCAATAACAACCCAGCTGGTATAATCGTTATTTTGAACCGTATTAAGCAGGGAAGCGGAACTGGTGTTGGTCAGTATGTAAAGCATTACATTGATAACTTTTATATCGCAGAAGTGCTTGACCTGGAGGGAGGCTATGAGGTAGAAAAGGATACAACAACCCTGGCAAGAACTGGTGTATATACAAGCGAAAAGAACATATTCAGCAATAAGCTGAACGGATCAGGATTCGCTGGTTCTATTCCAGGACTATTTGAAAGACCCACAGACGCTTCACCACTTCACCTGGAGGTGATCCTAATGCAGGAGGTAATAAACGACTTTAGAACGAACCGTAAGCGCTACGAAGGTACTTTGTACAAAAACACTTCTTCGCCAGTTCCTATGTTCTACAACAATAAAATCCTGGTTGACTTTGGCGCTTCTATTTTGCAAGACCCAGTCAGCTGCTATATTGATTCCTTAAAGTATAAAGTAAAAGCAAACGAGTACGATGTAGTGATTCATTTACCTAACCAGGCAAGTGATCAAAGCGCTACAACCTACGAACGATACATATAAGTTTCCCTTTCCTTGTTTGCTGCCCCCATTGTCTTTAGTTAGGCGTGGGGGTTTTTATTTTTCTGAAAAAATTTTTTTGGTTTTTGGTATGAATTGAAAGAATATTTTCTATATTGCGGTATCAAAATACAACAACAACTAAATTAAAATTTAACAATTATGGAAGATTTAACTTATTTCAGATTCGACAAAACTCAATTAACTTCAGACGAAAAGTCTTGTATTATTGCCCTTATCAATTATTATGATTTAGATATGGAGGCTGAAAATTACCTATATGGATTATTCGATGGTTTTGCTTACTACAAGCTTCCAACTTTAATTGGTGATTCTAAAATTGGACAAGACAGATACCAAAAAGCGGTTTGGTTTGCATTCACTACAATTTGGAACAAAGTAACTAGTTTAAAATAATCAATGCCCCCACTGGGGGCTAAACCTTTTTATTACCATTATGACACTACAAGAAACCCTACTTCAAGCAGAAATGACAAGAGCCTGCGTAGATCACAACTATTACGAAACCGAATTTGAAGGTTTTGAATTTAATTGGAGTTACGAAGACATTGATGGCGAACAAGTAGCTAGAGTTTACGCTAGAATTTACGGACAGTTAGAAACTGAATTTATAGGCTGGGCTAGAAACGAAA